AGTGGTATACAAATACACGTACGTGATTATAATACTGCTGATGTAATAGACATGCTTAATAATGGATACATATATATTACCAGTACGGCTTGGGGAATCCGAGATAGTAACGGTAAAAATTTAGTACTAGCTGAAACTGGTGGCATGGCTCTTAATATAAGTCCTTATTTTGTAAAAACTACGACGGATGCTATAACCGTAGAAACTATTAGCTTTCCAATTAGCAACATTACGAAAGGCAAAAAGCCTGAGTTTGATGATAAGACATTTGCAGCTTTGGATAATCTTTATAATCAACTTGTTGCCGGTAAAATACTTGAACCAATATCAACAAAAGGGTAATGAGTGAGGCCTCAACTGCTATGTACATTTGCACATCGCAATGATTTAAATATCATTATAGATTATGTCACGGCCTCTTACACAATACCAGAGAATAGATTGTTTGTGTTTAGTAATGCAGATACCCCAGACGATTTATACATAACATTTAATATAGAACCAGGTGCGGCTAGAAGAACTAGCAATACAATATCAATACACCGTAAAAAAGAAACCAATACATTATATACAGTTAACGCATTGAATGCAGTTGTAAAATCATGTAACAATGGAGTTTTAGATAAAAGTTTTATTATCGATTGGAATCGTTACAAAAATTCCTTATTATTAACAGCTGAGGATGAATTACGGCATATTAGATTGGATTTTTATAGGCGCGTGAATTTGTAACAGGAACATATTTATAAACGAATACTATTAACAAACGGAAACACCAAATGAAAAAATCTGAATTCAGATCATTGCTACGAGAAGAAATCCGAAAGGTAGTAAATGAACAACTTGACTCTGAGGCATATGAAGTATTAGGGACAGCTGCATCTGCACAAAAGGCCGTGGATGATAAGTATCAAAGTATTTATAATGCCATTACAGATTCGCCAGCATTGGCAAGTAAAATGGATGGCTATATGAATAGAGATGAATCATTCGATACTCCGGAAGACTTTAAAAACTTTAACAATGGTACGATTGCTATATTAACGGCAGCTGTTAAAGAATTGAAAAAAGTAAATAGCCTGATTCAATAACGGAAACACAAAATAACAAACGGAAACACAAAATGGCAAATTTACGATCACAATACCGAAGATTATTTGAAGGAAGAACATCCTCCAATGATAGAGCTTTACTTCGAGAGGAAGCAGAGTATCTTGAAGACCCGATACCAGCATACTTTACTACTGGAGACTTAGGGACAGTAGAAGGATATCCAATTAACTCCATAACATTGTATTATTGGGGGACGGATGTAAACTTAAATGCTTATATTGAAGGCTTAAAAGATTATTACGGCGATAGTCTTGTTCTAGAGTATCTTCAAGATGCGGTTGATGGTCTAAAAGGAACCCCAGAATATAGAGATTGGATTGAAGAAATTGAAGAGATGGGATATCATTCTGCCAAAGATATAGAAACTGCATTAAATAGAGTTGAATATACGGAATCTGGAATGAATCAGAATGGTGAAGTATCAAGTGAAGCTGACATCAAGTAATAATGACAAACTTAATATAACAAACGGAAACACCAAATGAAAAAACCATTACTAGATACATTTAATAGAATCGGAGGCAAGCGACTTAACGAAGCTCATGCATGGGAACGTCAACCAGGTAAACCATTACCTACAATGGCAGATGTAAAAGCTGCACATGAAGCTAAATCATTGCAAGAAGATGAATATGATGATGAGTATGGTAATGAGGAGCCATGGGAATCTAGCGATGGATGGAATGAAGATTATTTTGACGAGAATGGTGTATTGTCGGCAATGGATTTAGCTGCTAAGATATCATATGAAATCAGAAACGCTAGACGTGGTTCATATGCCATTGGTGAGGATAGTATATCTGCAATGACAGAAGTTCTCGAAGAGCTTCGTGATGAGTTAGATGATGCTATAAGAAACATCAAAGGTGATGCTCAAGGCATCCGATAAAATAACAATTAACAATTAACAATTTTTTTCAATACTTTTTTACAAATCATTAGGATTCGTGAAAGAAAGTATTTATATTACCAATTAATTATTAACCATTAAAAAATAGGATTAAAAAAATGGCAATTGATTTAGACGCAATCAGAAACAAACTGGACAAGCTCCAGAATCAAACAACCAAGCAGAACAATCTTTGGAAGCCCGAGCCAGGCAAGCAACAGATCAGAATTGTTCCTTATCAGCATAACAAAGAGAATCCATTTCTTGAAATGCACTTTCATTATGATCTTGCTAAGAGAAATTATCTATCACCAATGACATATGGTCGTCCTGACCCGGTAGTAGAATTTTCTGAAAAACTAAAATCATCTGGTAACTCTGATGAATGGAAGTTAGGTAAGAAGATGGAACCTAAAATGAGGACTTATGTACCTGTTGTTGTAAGAGGTAAGGAATCTGAAGGTGTTAAGTTTTGGGGTTTTGGTAAAACTGTTTATACAGAACTATTAGGATTCATTGCAGATCCAGATTATGGTGATATTACAGATCCAATGAATGGTCGTGATATTGTAGTAGAATTTACACCATCTGATTCTCCAGGAACATATCCTAAGACAGCAATTCGTGTAAAACCTAATACATCGGCTCTAACAGAAGATCGTAATATCGCGGAACTAGTAGCTAGCAAGCAACCTAACATCTCGGATATCTTCAAAGAACCTTCATATGAAGAACTTGAAAAGGCATTGGAGAATTGGTTGAATCCAGAAGAAGGCGAAACAGCTGAGCAAGCAGCTACGGCACCTAAGACAAGTGAACCAGCTGGGGCTGTAAGCAAAGTCGATAACGTATCAGACGCATTTGACGAATTATTTAACAATTAATTTAAAGAAAGGTTATAGATGGCAGGTAAAACTAAAAGCCAACAGACTGATCAGCTAGCATCAGAACTAGCATCGGCACTGAATAAAAAGTTTAAAAATACCAATCATAAAACTGCTTTTTTTCTTGATGGTGATACTGAAACACCAGCGGATGTAAAAGGATGGGTTGGAACTGGGTCATCTATGCTAGATCTCGCTATATCCAATAGACCAGGTGGAGGATTTCCAGTTGGTCGGATTACAGAGATTACTGGTCTTGAAGCATCGGGTAAGTCATTATTGGCTGCCCATGCTTTGGCCAATACTCAAAAGGCTGGTGGTATGGCAGTATATATTGATACTGAAAATGCTATTAGTCGAGACTTTTTAGAGGCTATTGGAATCAATCTTGAAAAGATGTTGTATATTCCATTGGAAACTATTGAGGATATTTTTGAGGCAATTGAAAGTATAATTGAATCAATTAGAAAATCTAATAAAGATCGATTAGTTACAATTGTAGTAGATTCTGTAATGGGTGCATCGACTAAAATCGAAATGGCAGCTGAATATGATAAGGATGGTTATGCAACTTCCAAATCCATTATTCTATCCAAAGGTATGCGAAAGCTAACTAATATGTTAGGACGTGAAAAGATTTGTTTGTTATTTACAAATCAATTGCGTACTAGATTAGGTGTTAGTTTTGGTGATCCATGGACGACTAGTGGTGGTAAAGCAATTCCATTCCATTCATCAGTAAGATTAAGATTGAAGTCGGTTGGTCAAATCAAAGTTAAAAAAGATGGCATTGATCAGATTATTGGTATTAAGACAAGAACACAGGTTATAAAAAATCGAATGGGGCCACCATTAAAAACGATTGATTATGATATCTATTTCGAATCTGGTATTGATGATTATGGTGGATGGCTAAATATCATGAAAGATCATAAAATAGTTTCTCAAGCAGGTGCATGGTATACATATACTACAACCGCCGGAAAGGATGTAAAATTTCTATCTAAAGATTTTGAAAAGCTAGTAACTGATGATGATACTTTGAAAGCTGAGATATATGACGCAATTTGCAAATCATATATTCTCAAGTATAAGCCAGGCGAAGATATTGGTATTGATGACGTAGTGATTGATGATGAATTTGTAAATGAAGAAGGATGAATTCTAGATACAAACAAATTCTAAATCAAATCAACGAGGAGCGGGTTGAACAGGAAGGTCGTAATAAGGATAGTCATATTATGGTTATCGATGGGCTTAACCTGTTCATCCGAGTCTTCTCGGCTATACCTTCATTAAACGATGATGGTGACCATATCGGTGGAGTAGTTGGATTCTTGCGATCACTAGCATCTGTTATTCGAATGCATAAACCAACTAGGTGTGTTGTGGTGTTTGATGGTAAAGGAGGTTCGGTAAAGCGTAGAAAAATATATTCTGATTACAAGGCTAACAGAGCAGTAAAAACCAGGCTTAACCGACATAATGAATTTGAAGACCTTGAAGATGAACAAGCTTCAATGCGTCGGCAGTTTAATCGTATGATTGAATATCTAAATCTATTGCCTGTTAATATTATGGCTATAGATAATATAGAAGCTGATGATGCAATGGCATACATTGCAAATGAAATTTATACTAAAGATTCTCAAAAGGTTACTATAGTATCTACTGATAGAGACTTTTTGCAATTAGTTAATAATCGTATCCAAGTATGGAGTCCGGTTAAAAAGAAGATGTATACACCTGAGTCATTATCTGAAGAGGTTGGTATGCATCATAAGAATTATTTAATGTATCGTATGTTCTCCGGAGATAAATCAGATAATATACCTGGAGTAGATGGCGTTGGATTGAAAACGCTAATTAAAAACTATCCAATGCTATTAGATAAAGCAGTCTCATTAAACGAAATAAAAGAATATACATCCGACCAAGTTGCAGGATCAAAACTAAAAATATATCAAAAAGTACAAGCCGGAATTGATTCTGGTGTACTAGATCGCAACCACCAGTTAATGCAATTACAGGAAGTGGATATATCGGGAAATGCAAAAATGCTAATACTTGATAAAACACAAGAGACTCCGCAACGAACTAATATATTAGAATTTAAAAAGATGTTTATGGTTGACAAATTGTATACATCTATTAAAGACGTTGATAGCTGGTTACTTAATTCTTTTAATTCATTAAATGCTTACGCTAGCATTTGATTGTTTGAAAAATTATTATATATTTGATATATGACAGACAGATTATCGAATTTTGGATACACGTTCCAAATAAAAGCAATTACATCTTTATTAACTGATAAAATATTTCTCCAGCAGATATCTGATATATTAATTCCAACTTATTTTGAATCGGAAGCGAATCAATGGGTAGTTGAAACAATATTAGAATATAGCCGAGAATATAAAGCATCTCCTTCATTGGAAGTAATGAAGGTTAAGATGGAGGATGTTGAAAATGATGTACTTAAAACTCAAATTGTAGAACATCTTAAAGATGCATGGAAATATTCTGGTGCCGATGATTTAGAGTTTATTAAAGAGCAGGCAATTGAATTTTGCAAGAATCAAGAAATCAAAAAAGCTATATTAGATTCAGTATCATTACTCAAGAATGGTAAGTATGAAGATATTAAAGCTAAAATTGATTCGGCCTTAAAGGCAGGAGGTGATAAAGATATCGGACATGATTATATGGTTGATATTGATGCTAGATATACTGATGCAGTTAGATTCCCTCAAGAAACTCCATGGGATGTTGTCAATGATTTGACAGATGGTGGTTTAGGTAAAGGAGAGTTAGGTGTAATGGTTGCGCCAGCTGGTATTGGTAAGTCTTGGGCATTAATGAACATAGGAGCTCATAATGTTAAAAAAGGCAAAACAGTATTTCATTATACATTAGAACTCAATGAGGCTTATGTTGGCTTGAGATATGATTCAGTTATAACCGGCATTGCAAATCAAAATCTTAAACATTATCAGGATGAAGTAAAAGAAAAGCTTGAAAAAGTAAAAGGTGATTTGATTATCAAATACTATCCAACCAAGACAGTATCAGTATTAGGTATCAAGTCTCATGTCGAAAAATGTATAATGCAAGGCAAAAAGCCAGATGTAGTTATTGTTGATTATGCTGATTTGTTACGAGGCCATGGTCAAGAGAAACGACATGAGCTAGAAGGTATATATGAAGACTTAAGAGGTATGGCTGGTGAATATGAAATACCAGTCTGGACCGCATCTCAAGCAAATAGATCAGCATTAGAAGAAGATGTAATTGATGCAAGTAAGATTGCCGAATCATATGGTAAAGTAATGGTAGCTGATTTTATTATATCATTATCTAGAAAGGTAACAGATAAGTTAGCTGGCACAGGTAGATGGCACGTAATTAAAAATAGGTTTGGACCTGATGGTATTACATTACCAAGTAAAATGAATACATCTAATGGACAATTTGATATATATAATGATACATCCATTCAAGGTAAGGATGCTCAGAAACAAATGTCTAATGGAAATGAAATGGCTCGGAAGTTGTTGTCTCAAAAATTTAAGGAAATCAAGAGCGGTGATTTCGGTTAAAAAAGCTTTACTTTTTCAAACCAAAAATAGAGTTAATAGCTCTGCGCGATCATATTTATATAAGAATTCGTTAATTATCGTATCGCGCGAGAGTATAAAATCTTTAAAAATATAAGGTCATAAAATGGAACTATCTAATGAAATACTCTCCGATATTACCGTACATATGAAGTACGCTAAATATCAACCGGAAGTACAACGAAGAGAAACTTGGGAAGAGTTGGTAACTCGTAATAAAGAAATGCATATCAAAAAATATCCAGCTATAAAGGATGAAATAGAAGCTGCATATAAATTTGTATATGATAAAAAAGTATTGCCATCAATGCGTAGTTTGCAGTTTGGAGGTAAGCCTATTGAAATATCACCTAACCGAGTTTATAATTGTGCATATCTTCCTATTGATGATTGGAGATCATTTTCAGAAGTAATGTTTTTGTTGTTAGGTGGTACTGGGGTTGGTTATTCTGTACAGCAGCATCATGTAGATGCATTACCAGAAATACATTTACCGAACCCAGATCGCCGTCGACGGTATTTAATTGCAGATTCAATTGAAGGATGGGCAGATGCTATAAAAGTTTTAATGAAGAGCTATTTCTTTGGAGGGTCTAGGCTGAAATTCGATTTCAGTGATATTCGACCTAAAGGAGCTCGTTTAGTTACATCAGGTGGTAAAGCCCCTGGTCCTCAACCTCTTAAAGAGGCGTTAGTAAAAATAGAGGGAATATTAAATGAGAAACAGAATGGCGAGAAGCTCAAAGCTATTGATGTTCATGATATCGTTTGTTATATTGCTGATGCCGTTCTCGCTGGTGGTATTAGGCGTGCTGCACTTATATCGTTATTTTCGGCAGATGATGATGAAATGATTGCATGTAAAGCTGGCAATTGGTGGGAATTGCATCCACAGAGAGGACGAGCAAATAATTCAGCAGTATTAATGCGACATAAGGTTACTAAAGAATTCTTTACTACCTTATGGAAACGTATTGAAGCATCAGGCGCAGGAGAGCCTGGAATCTATCTATCAAATGATAAAGATTGGGGAACTAATCCTTGTTGTGAAATTGCCTTAAGGCCATACCAATTCTGTAATCTATGTGAGGTAAATGCATCGGATATCAAATCACAGGAGGATTATGAGGCTAGAGTTAAAGCAGCTACATTTATTGGTACGCTTCAAGCAGGATATACCGATTTTCATTATCTAAGACCAATTTGGCAACGAACAACAGAAAAGGATGCTCTTATCGGTATTTCAATGACTGGTATAGGATCAGGTACAGTATTAGGTTATAATATGAAGGCCGCTGCTAAATTAGTTAAAGAAGAAAATGCCAGAGTAGCAGAATTAATTGGTATCAATAAATCAGCAAGATGTACAACCGTTAAGCCAGCTGGAACAACTTCATTAACCTTAGGAACGTCATCTGGTATTCATGCATGGCACAATGATTATTATATTAGGCGAGTGAGAGTAGGTAAGAATGAAGCTATTTATACATATCTAGCTATTCATCATCCAGAATTAATTGAAGATGAGTATTTCCGTCCACATGATACGGCTGTGATATCAGTACCACAAAAAGCACCAGCTGGGTCAATATTGAGAACCGAATCACCATTTCAATTATTAGAAAGAGTAAAGCGAGTTCATTTAGAATGGATCAAGTCAGGTCACCGGTCCGGGTCAAATACTCATAATGTATCTGCTACTATATCAATTCGAGACCACGAATGGGATTCTGTAGGAGAGTGGATGTGGGATAATAAAGATCATTACAATGGATTATCCGTGTTACCATATTCAGACCATACATATAAGCAAGCGCCATTTGAAGATATTACAGAAGATGAATATCATGAATTGATGAAGAGCTTAAGTAATGTGGATTTGTCAAAGATTGTTGAATTAGATGATGATACAGATCTATCTGGTGAATTGGCTTGTGCCGGCGGAGCATGCGAAGTAGTTTAAGATATTCATATTTAGGTACGGAGGATTGGATATACACAATGTATATCCTTTCTTCGCCTAAAAAAAGTTGAAAAAAAGTTACTAAAAAGGTTGGTCGCGTACGTTTTTTTCTTATCTTTAGATATAACCTTTAAAGAAAAAGAGAGATGGGAAATTTGCAAAAGTATTTTGATAGACATGCATGCATGACTGAAGAGACAATGGACTTGATTCAAATGTGCAAGACAGAATTATTTGGAATCCAAAGAGCTGATGATTCAGCAAGAACCCTCGGATTTGGATCAGTTGCAAATATGCTTGCTGGATTATATGATGGGTTTGATTATGCAAATGATATCCGTAATCATGAGGAAATGGAAGTCATAAAAAATCAAAGTCCATTGTTGCACTTTACCATCCATGGGATTTTGGAAACGATAGATTTATATCCAAAGTCTCATAAAAATGAAGCAATCTATTAATAAATAATTAACTAATGTCAGAAGCAGAATTTTTAGCAGATGGTTGGGAGAAAGTAAATCTCAACGAAGGTAATGTGAACATAGGCGATAATATCGTTAATGGAAATGGATGTTTCGGTACTCTTGCCAAGATTACTAAGAAAGGTAAGTACGCAGTGAGATTCGATATGGATTATTCAGATGAGCCATTAACTAAATTTAGTCCGGCTAAATTTGAAAGATTCTTTCTAGTAGATAAACGATAACATGGCATACGTAAAAGCACCGATTACAATCACATATAAGACTAGTGCAAAAGCTCGGAAGGTCCGTAAAAAGACCTTTCGCAACACTCATATGGATGCGATAATTGCTAGACTCGAAAAAAATAAACTACCTGGATTTACAGAACGAACTGTGATAATTCATATCGGATGGGGTTCAGCGTTTCTATAAAAAGTTTGGTAGATTGAAAATAGTTTCTTATATTGTATATATCTTAATTTAAATAAAATGGCAAAGCAGAAATCATTTAATTATAAAGAATTAGCTATGGACTTTAACTGGTATAAAGTTCCTGGCTGTGATCAAGAATATCTCCGTACTATGATGATGGAGACCATTACTAATAACTCAGTAAATGCAACTGGGTTATCTTTTAGAGAAACATATCCAAATGCATCTAATTTTGCATTGTTTATGTCAGAGGATAATCGAGATAACTATCTTGCTGAGTTTGCTTTAAACGGTGCTGGAACAGCATCACATTTATTAACTGGAGGTCGTAAATATTTCGCGGCCTGGACGCATGAGGGATAATATGAGTAAATTTCAATCGACGAAGATATTCGATGGGTTTAGTACTGTCTTCCGACAATGGCAAGCTAAAGATACGCATTGCAGATTCTTGCATGGATATGCAATTGAATTCAAAGTTACGTTTGAAGGAGAACTAGATCATCGAAATTGGGTTTGGGACTTTGGTGGCATGAAAAGATCTAAAACGCAGATCGATGGATTCAATCCAAAGGCCTGGATGGATTATATGTTTGATCATACTGTAGTTATTGCAGAAGATGATCCTGAATTGGAAATGTTTAAAGATATGCATATGAAAGGTATTATACAGTTAAGACCAATGGCTGGTCCTGTTGGTGCTGAAAGATTTGCAGAATTTATCTTTAAGAAATTAAATGCATTTGTTCAAGAAGAAACCAATGGTAGAGTTAAGATAGCACAAGTCGAATTCTTTGAAAACAAAAAAAATACAGCTATATATAAAGAAGGATGACAATGTCAGGATCAGAACAAAATAAAATACTTATTTCAGAGGATTTCTATTCCATTCAAGGTGAAGGAATAACAACAGGTGTGCCGGCTTATTTTATTAGGTTAGCAAATTGCAATTTGACTTGCGGTGCTACTCCTAAATTTGTTAATAAGTTTAAGAAAGAAGAACGAGATGATACCCCAGGATCATTTCAAGGAGATTTGGAATTGGAAGGTAAGGCAACCTGGACTTGTGATTCGATACCAGAATGGGCTAAAGGTACGCACCGGCCATATGAATATTTGTTTGAAAGATGGGATGAGCAGAATATACTTGCTGATATAGCATCTGGAGTAATTCATATCATATGGACCGGAGGCGAACCTACTATACCAATGCATCAACGAGCTATTGCTGGATTTATGCAATATTTTGAAGAATATTGTTATGCATGTGATTTACCATTTACACCTTATTGTGAAATAGAAACGAATGGTACGGTACCAATTACAAAAGAATTATCTATTTATATTGATCAGATCAATTGTTCTCCTAAGTTAGCTAACTCTGGTATGAGTGCCAAGCAACGCATTAGAGAGAATGCATTAGATTCTATTAGGTCACATCCTAAATATCAATTTAAATTTGTAGTTTCTAATGAAGATGATATCAAAGAAATGTTCGATACATTTATTAATCCATTCAATATTCCGATAACAAATGTATGTTGTATGCCTGGAATGGATTCGCGAGAAAATTTTCATGAGCGAACTAAATGGGTAATGGAAATGGGAATTAAATATAAATTTATAGCGCTGTCTAGAATGCATATTAGCGCTTGGGATCAAACAACAGGAGTTTAAAATGAAAATGAAGCCAATGGGAGATATGCTCCTAATTAAAGTTACAGAAGAAGAAAAGAAAACAAGTTCCGGTATTCTTCTTACAAATAGCCAATCAGGTTATGTATATGGTAAGATAGTATCAGTAGGTACTGGGTTATTTACGCAGACCGGTGATAAAATACCAATGACAGCTACTGTAGGTGATACAGTATTATTGCAGAACCATTTAATTAATGATGGTAGAAAGGTTAAGTTAGAAGGAGAGGAGTATGCATTAATTAGAGAATCAGAGTTATCAATGATATCAACACAAGGTTAAGATGGGAAACGATAAAACAATTGAATTAGTTAAAGAAGGTTTTGCTAACGGAATATCACTCCAGCTTGCAGAAATGCAAAAAAAGCATGGAGATGTAGCTAGTTTAACTGAATTTCAAAAAGCAGAAATTATTGATGAAGCAGAAAAGGCTTTCGGTAAATTTCTAGATGCATTAGGAGTAGATTGGAGAAATGATCCTAACTCATCTAATACACCTAGACGAGTTGCTAAAGCATATGTAAACGATCTTTGGGCTGGTAGGTATGAAGCAGCACCATCTATTACAGCCTTTCCATCTGATGGTTATGATGGTATTGTATTTGAAGG